AGCTGTAACTGATGCAGAAGTTATATATTCACTTCCAGTACTTCTGTCTGTATTTGTTTCTGTTCCTATTCCTGTATCACTTTCAAATTGATCTATAAAGCTATTTGATAAATTAAAAGCTGCTCTATTAGTTTCAACTGCTATTTGAAGAGAGGTTTTAGCAAGGTCTCTTCTAATACTTCCAAGATAATCTTCTGTTGAAGTGCGTATAGTTCCGGCACTTCCGTTTAATATTAATGCCATTAGCTAATCACCCAACGTCCGTTTACAGTTACAGTGGCGTTATTAGTTATGGGACCGACACTGTGTGCCCCTTCAGTAGCAGCAATCGTATGATTATTGCTAATAGTTAGAGAGTTCTTATATATACAACTATCTGCAACTGCACCTTTAGTATCTGCATACGCCTTAATTGACTGCTGACTAGCTACCTTAGTAGCTGAATTAGTAGCCATATCATCTTCGTCTAATAAATCAGCTGATATAGCGTAGTTATTAGCTGATACTGCAATACCATCAAGCTTAGTTTTAAGTGTATTAGTGAAATTATTCTGAGTTAAACCACCGTCTCCTACTGAGTAGGTCGTATCAGGAGGGACTTGCCAAGAACAAGAATCATCACCATTAACTCTAAGGAATTTAGCCGTACCAGTCACTCCAGTTGAAAGTACAGCTGTACCTTCTGGAGTACCCGAAGGAATTGTTGGCTTGTTTAATATCTGTGCATCACCTGAACTGGCATTCCAATCTGATTGGACATTTACTTCAGCACCTGTAGCTATACCATCTAACTTCGTCTTATCATCATCTGTCATTACACCCCATGCGGATGTAGTGGCAGCTGGTAGTGCTGTATTAGTACCAGATGATGATTCAACAGTTAGAGACGTCCCATTTGCTGTGTTACTTAAATTAGTAGTTCCTGATGGGGCATCTGTAAATTCAAGAGCATTGCCTGATGAATTAACTTTTAAATGTTGTCCTGCTGATCCCAGACTATTAGGGGTATCACTCAAACCTGTAAAGGCGGATGCACCTCCAGAACTGCCAGGAATATTGACTGTTTTAGTTGCTCCAGTACCTGATGCAGTAACACCAGCACCAGTGAAGTTTAGAGTCGTAGCAGCTGTTGATAAAGCAGAACCCTCATCTTGTACGGTTATAGATGAACCACCACCACTACCACCACCGTCATCAGCTATTTTCCATTTACTATCAGCTGCGACATATTTAAGTATTTTATCGTTAGCTACGCCTGTAGTATCGACATCAGATAGATCATTGATACCAGAAACTAAGGTTGGTTTATTTAATATCTGATTATCACCTGAGCTTGAGTTCCAATCAGACTGAACATTAACTTCTGCTCCTGCTGCTATTCCACTCAGCTTTGTTTTCTCAGCATCTGTATATGCATTAGTATCCGATTCAGCTTCATAAAGTGTTTTAATCTGAGCACCTGTCTGATCTGCAGTTGCTCCAGATTCAATAGCGTCTAATTTAGTACCATCAGCTGCTACATCTCTACCATCTACTGTTCCTGAAACAACTATATTTCCAGTAATCTCAGCACCGGTACTTAAAGTTGAGATTTTTTTACTACTATCGTGATATAAAGATGTTGAGCCGTCTGGGATACAAACAATAGAAGCTTCAGTATTATTAACTTTAATCTGAAGCTGTCCAGTTGTACCAGAAGTTATAAATGAATTACCAGATGATCCTTCATGCCATATCTGTAAATCATTTCCCGTACCCAATCTTATTTTTTCATCATCTGCTAGATCAATAGGTTTAACTAATTTAGCAGATGTTATAGTCGTATCTCTAATCTTATCATTTACTACTGACTTATCAGTTATCCTATGTGTATCGACTGTATCTGATTGCTGTTCTTGTAATGCATACAGAACTTGATCCATATTATCGTTCAGATCACCAGCTCTTATAGAAGATCCAACAGAATAAACAGCCTTAGCCGTATCTACTTCTGTATCTCTATAAACTCTTACTTCTACACCTGTTTTAGGTGCACCTGTGGATTCCTGAACGCTACTATCAACACTAGTGTTGTTGAAAGTAATTTTACTGGGTGAGGTGGATACTGTGTATTTAGTTGCTGCTTGTATCAGCCCATTGAGCGATACCTTTACATCTTCAGTTTTTAAGTATGGAAAAGAGAATGTGTATTCGAGATTACTACCATTAACTGCTCCTCCATTATCGTTATAAGTTGTAGCCATTTCCCATGGTTAAATTACTTGTGCATGTTTAGTAGTTGTTGTATTTTCTCCGTCTGTCCTGTTCTGGTGTAATGTTCAATTTCTGCATCTACTCTCTGGTTCTTTAATATTTTATTCCTACTACTTAAATTTCCCTCTGCATATCCTTTAGCTCTTCTTAAAGCTGCTTTTAATTGACTATGGATATTTAAAAATAATGTTCTATCCATATTTACACCTGATTCTTTAAATCGCTTTCTAAACTCCTGACCATCCACACTATTCATTATCCTTTGAATTTCACGTTTGAAGTAACCCCTTTCACCCATTATCTGTGTTACTTCTGAACGTTGATCATTAGTGTATTCAACACCTCTACCATTTGTTCTTAATTGAGGTCTACCGTCAAATTCAATATCTATCAAGAATTGTTTCTCAGGAGATATAGCATCTCTCACTCTAAACCAAGGTGAATAAGTATTCCATACTCGTGTAAAGAAGTTCATAGGTTCACCGACTCTCCCTCCATCAATCCAGTCGTACTGATCAGGTAAACCACTTTTTGCAAATATGTTTCTATTAGCTGTTAAATCATTTAGGTTTTGCCTTACTTCCTTTAGCTGAGGTGATATTAAACGTCCTAGTTCATTACGTTGACCACTCAGTGGAAGTAGACCACTACCGAAACTAGAAAGCCATCTACTCATTGCTGCAGGGTTACCAGCCAAAACATCATTTAATGGCTCTAAACCAGCCATGAATGATTTATTAGTTAGGTTTGCACTAAGAATAAATGCAGATTTACTGATCAATGTCTCTATATTATTTTCATCTAATAATGTTGCATGGTCAAATATATCTGCTGTTAGAGCTAACCAATCAGATATTGGACCTAAGTTTTCATAGCTATACCATTTACCATCTAAACCTTTAATGCTTCTTGGAGTCCAACCAGCTTCTCTTCTAAGTCTTTGTCTAGTTTTATCATTTATACCATTACCTGTAATACGATCACCCATAAACAATAAAGCTGCAGCACTTACAGTCACTGTTCCTATAGCCTTTCTACCTCTAAGTTCTGCTCTGATCGTTTCATATGCCATCATGGCATTATCATCAAATGGTATACCTCTTGAAGCTAATAAACCTTCAATATCTACTTTTGCTGCTAAGGCATCATTAAAAGGTAGTTTAAATTTATTTAGATCATTAATAAATAAACCTAGTGGGTTAGCACTACCCGCAAATTGAAGCATGTTCATTGATGTCTTAGGGAACATCAAGAATGGTTTCATGATTGGGTATCGTCTGATTAGATTACTTAAAGCATCTACTCCCTTAGTATTTAAGTTCATAGCAATCTCTCTACTTGCGTATTCGACTGCTTTATCAGTAATCATCCCTGTATCGTCGAACATCTGATCATAATGACCCTTAGCTAGTTTCTGTAGATCATTACTATCAATTGCCTTCCCTGGATTTAACTTCATTAAGTCATCGTAAGCTCTACCTTTAGCCTCTACACTCGCAATAAAGGATCTAGTAAAACCATCAAACCCTGTCATAGAATTAGCACTGAATCTTAACCAAGGATGTTCAGCTAAGTCATTCATTGCCTCTATTTGATTGACCATCACAGAAGGTCCGAAGTCTCCTCTCACTTCTGCAGCATCAGCAAATGAACGTAGTAGTTGCATTTGATCTGCATTCTTACGTGCAATATCATCACGCATGATATACCCAACTGAAGCTGGATCTTGTGCAGCCCTTCTATATACTTGATTCATATGTGTGAATGCATTTTGTAGCGTTTCCCCAAAAGCACTGAAGTACATATATGAAGCTCTTTGTATTAGCTCTTTATCCCCTTGAATCATTGCTCCTGCAAAGGTTGCAATTGGTCTTTGAATCATCAACGCTACGTTCGCTGCACCTGCTTTAATTGGTGTAGCAAAGGAAGATAGAACAGAGTTATAGATATTTGACCATACTCCTTGTAACCAAGCAGAGGGTAATTCTGGACTTCCATCAACTAGAACTTTCTTAAAGACACCAGTAGACTGTTTAAAGTAGTTATTTAATTTAGATATTGTATCAATATTTCCATCTGTCATCTCATAAGCAAGCATTAAAGGACCGAGTAGTTCTGGTCTTTCAGCTTTGAGAGCACGAAGGGTATCAACTGTATCCTTCGACTCCATTTGTATCCGAGCAAGAGCTGATAATGTTGAATTTTTCTCATTTTTAATTGTATCCAGTAACTGTTTCTTCGTTAAGGATTTTGGATCTATACGATTAAATAGGTTTAGCATGTTCAAAGCTCTACCTCTAGCGTAAGAAGTAGTACCTTTCATTTGCATTAGATACTGAACTCGATCTAAAATCTGCTCCTGAGCACGTTGTATAGTTCCTGCACTATCTCCAGCAAGTCTTAAACCCTCAGCCATATCAGATATTTGACCACCAAATGATGTTGCTATATAACCCTGAGCACGAACAATATCCATATTAATAAAGTCATCTGTATACCTCTTAATCGCTTGCATCACTCCAGCATAAGCTTCAGAGTTAAGAACTCTTGCACCTGTATCTACATCTACACCAGATAATTTCTTTAAAAGGCTATCCATTTCAGGTAGCGTCATTCCGTATAATCTGGCTCCTAAGTCAGTACCAGCTTCAACCACTTCAGCGTGGCTAATATATCTACCATTACTAGATTTATATCCATACTTAGAGTCTTTCAGTATATCAGCAGTATCTGTAATTAATTTATGTCCAGCATCACTACCATCAATCATGTATTTTATTGCACCTTCAGTGGCAACAGAACCAACTCTTCCATAGATAGAATCTATATTTTTAGATATCTTTACAGCATCTATTGAAGCTCCATATACACCAGTAAGGTCAGCTGATCTAATACCACTTTCTCCATAAGTATAGACATCATGTACACCAAATACTGGCTCATCTAAATTGACTGATTTGGATAGATTAACTTCTCCTAGTTCACCGAGTTGATCATATCTGCGCTTTGCAGATTGAAGCATAATATTTTCCAGTCCATCGTCTGAAAGGTTGGCTTCTTTTAGCTTTGCAAGAAAGTTAGTAGCCTTTTCATTTTCTGGTATCCACTGAGTTGCATTATCAACACCTTTTAGTGCTTTTGCTAAGCGTCCTGCAGAAACAAGCACATCAGAAAATAGACCAAGTGCTAATCCTTCATTTCTATTCTTAGCTCTCTTTACATCAGGTTCATCATCATCTAATGTTGCCCAGTCATCAGAAACCCAACCATACGTCATTGGCCAAGCTTCCTTAAGTGCTCCTAAAGCATTATGGTCTCTTTCTTGTACGGGTGCTACTTCATCAGCAATAACACCAGATAAAGCAGCTATACCTGTAGTGCCTAGCCATCTAACAAAAGGGTCGTTTCCTAAACTCCATCCAACCTTTGTATGTGCAGCTGTACCTACTGATGTTAGACCTTTTGTTAGGTATATCGACGGTATAATAACTGACGATATATCCCTTACTGCTTGCAAACCTTCACTTTTATATGCAGGTAATTGAGGGATATCAAATCCTGGCATTACCTTGTTATATAAACTAGTTCCCCAATCAACTAAACCTGCTCCCGCTGCTGCAGGAATACCTGATGGGTTACCCCATCCTATCTTCTGATTAGACCAGTTTTCCCAAAACCTTTCGCCAAAGTTTTTACCTTCAGCCATTTGACGGACATGATTTTCCCACTCTTCATCTGAGACCCATGCACCTTTAGGTTTTGGTGGAATGACTAAATTTGTTGTATCGACTTCCTTAGAAGTTTCTTGTTGTTGTTGTTGTGAAGAACTTGACTCAACTATTTCAGATGTTCCATCCGTAGATTGACCATCATCACCTTCCAGATTTGGTTGATTCAGCATATCGCTGAATGCACCCATTTCATCTATTTGTTCTGAAGTTATTGGTTTTAAGCTGCCAGTCAGTTCTTCAAATGTTTCATCATCCATTAAGTTACTCTCGTATTAAAAAGTTCAAATATTGAGAATCACCTGAATACTTATAAGCAGATGAGTTAAATTCTCTCCAAGTTTCTTTATTGAAGAAGAAGTCTTCGTTTTCAAATAATTCTGCAGGATCTATACCTACAAGTTGGGTCATATAACTAGCTTGCTGATTTATTTTTTTTATACCATTAGCCATTATTTGCCATGTTGCGTCGCTCTGAGTACCTAAAGTTGCTGCATTTAGCATTTCTGGCTTTATACCTAATTTACTTTGAAGTGAATGGTTACGTAATATCAGATCATAAGTTGCAGCCACATCAGCTGGCTCTATTTCATTTTGGTTGCTAAAGGATTCTAAAAGAGTGCCATATCCATTAGGTACAAGCTCCCAATTGAAATCTGTTTTCCTAGCTAAGTCAGCTAATATTCTAGACGTACTTTCTAGTTCTCCATCTGACAAAACCTTCAGATTACTCAGTGGTATATGCTCTTCGACTTTGAGGGCAGCTGCAGATTTACTTAACTCAGGTAAACCATGAGCTTTCAACGCCATATTCATCAACTCAGTTCTTGTATAGTCAGGGTATATATCATGTAATCGAAGTATTTCCCCTGGAAAAGTCCACTTATCATTTGTTCTATAGTTGTTAAAACTATTTATTATCTCTTCTTTAGAGATTAGTCTACCGATATTCTCTTCCTTAAATATTTCAGCGGGGTTATCTTTAAATTCCGTTAGAACTTTAGTGATTCTTGCATTCTCGATAGCAATTTGTTTCTCTATTTTTTTAAGATTTTCATTTGAATGTTTAAGACCAATCATTTCTAAATTAAAACCTTCTTCGGTTTTTAATTCACTTTCATGCTCCTTAAACCATTTTTCTACCGCATCTCTTGCATATTGCGATGGATTAGGAATGTCAGCAGCCATTGCTTTTTCTAATTCATCCAAATACATAGATTGAAGGTATTGCTGCATTATTGGTATACTTTGATGGCCAACATCAATTTTGCTTATACCTGCAGACTTTTGAACCATCGTATTGAGGTAGTTGATATCACCTTCTTTTGACTGTCCCTTAAGAGCTGTTATATGGGCTGCCTGCTCTTTATACTTAACTTGGAGTGATGGATCAAATCGTTTTAATTCCTCATTATCTAATTGTTTAGCGAAAATAAGATCTTTTATTTCTCCTTCTTGTCTAATTAAATCCGTCGCATTTGGAGCACTATTGTCTAAGTAACTTTGTAAAATCTCTGCTTTATATCCAGGTACTTCCCCTTGTATATCAGCTATCATATCCGCTATATAACTATTACGTTTTTCTAGCGGTATATCCATTATCTCAGCCTGTATTTTTTTCAGTGCTGCTTCTTCAAGTCGTTTACCTTTATTATCTCGCTTTGTCTCCGCGTTTCTATAGTTATCCGCATCAGCTTCATCTAATGCTATTCCTAACAAAGCAAATCTTATTGGCCACTTTTCTTTATAGGTAAGGAATCTTTTTGGATCTTTAGGATCTCTAAAAGTTGTTGGCTGATCTCCAAACTTATCTAATTCTTCTATATTGAATTTATCAATCTTCATCTGGGTTTTGATGATCTTTATCACTTCATCGTGAACTTGACTAGGGTTTAAGCGGTTACCATCTCCATCAACAGTCCTATATAGTTCATTGTATAGATTCTGAAAATTACCATCTGATTGAAACTGTTTAATCGCGTCACTTCTTATCTTTAACGACTGTTTTATAGCTTCATGCTTTCGATATTCTCCTAATAGATTAGTATGCGCTTCAGTAGCTTGTTCATAAAACCCTCCTTTTTCTCCTAATAATTCTCTTTTAATACCTATTAAATCATTCTCTATAAGAAACTGTTGACGCAATGCCTTCATGCAAGCTTGCTTTTCACTTATTGTTTGAGCTGTAGCTGGAGTTACTGGTTTTCCATCTACTAAAACTCGTAAAGTATCGTTATTCAACATCTCACCCGTAAGCCAAGCTTGATAGTTAGCTCCGGCTACTTGTGCTTTTTGAGATGTAAATGCATACAATGCCCACCCACTTAGGTTGGCAACTTTCTGTGAGTCTTCAAACGTGCCACCCATATCAAGTACCTGTACAGCACCTGCTTTTGCTATATGATCATTCTCTTGAAGTATGCTTTTTTTAGTTTCAAAATCAATTCTATCTTCAGGTGATATTGGATCTATACCATCATTTTCAATCTTCTCAAGATCTTGCTCAAGAGCTAAAGCTCTAGCTTCTGCCATTTCTTTTTTAATTCTATCTTGAGCACCTGCAGTTATTTCTTCAGATAACTTTGTAGAGAATGCAGATAAAGACTTAACCAATCTCTCTTGCCTAGCATTCTCTGAAGTAACCTTCGCTGTTCTTAAATTTGATTGTAGATTTTGATTAGATAATGTTTGAGATTCTAATCTTTGTAATGCTCTTGCTAATGACATTTAGTTCCCTCCAAATATGATAGATGGATCAAGATTTGATTCGGGGATTTCCGACTCGACACCCCAATCACGTTCTGTTGTATCGAACTCGTAAGTTCTACCAAGTGACCCTCTATTACTATTTTCATTTACATCAGGTGGCATTAGCTCCCTTTTATCAGCTCTATATTGCAGATAGTTCGTACCTATATTAGCCATTAATTTTAAAGGGTTATCATTCTTTTCAAGCGCACTTGCATGTAGCTGAGGTAATGGAGCAGGTATAGGTTTACCCATGGCTACGCCAATAGCTTCATTATTTAACTTACGTCTAGTTGTTTCTATAAGTCCTCTATTTTTCAATGCAACTTCAGCAGTTTTACCAGAAACCTCAGCTCCTAATTCACTCATTTGCCTTCCAAATTCCCTTACAGCATCTAGAACCTTAGTTCCTCCTGCTCTTCTACCAGCCTGCTCACCTGAACCAACTGACATCATTTTTGCATAAAGAGCCATAGTTTTATTATCTGCATCTCTTAAGCTATTCCATGTACTTAGTTGATTGTCAGCAATGTTATTAACTGCCGCTAGGTATTCACTATCAGCTTTAGCTTCATGGTTTAGGATTTCACTATGCCAGTTAATGCCATCAACCATCTCTTGGAATAGTTGAGCATTTTGTCTATCTAAAACTTGTTGTCTTTTTAATTCATTGTTTCTAGCAACCTTAGATCTATTGCCAAAGAAATCTAAACCTGTAGTGAGTAAGTTTAATCCAAACTTGGCACCTGAGTCGAATCTAGCGTTGGCTGCGTTGTAACTTCCGCCGTCGTTTTTTGGAGCGCACATAATGGTATTTTACAAAATTCTAAAAATGGTAAATTATTGGGACCGAATGTGATCTCTCTTAGAAAGTTAAATCCCAAAAATCTAAGGAGTTTTATATGTGATCTGTTGCGTTTATCGACAACATTCCAAATTAATTTATTTGGTCTACTGTTAACGTAACGTAGTTTATCTTTAGCGAATTGAAGTGGATACTCTTTGACAGCTGAATTACATAACATCCATATCTTTCCAGCTTGGTTAGTGCCTCCTATAGCGGCAATCTTGCCGTTAGGAGATTTCCAATAACAAGAGTTTTCTTCTTCTAAAGCTGATAACACAATTGACATAACACTGTCATGTGCATATCCTTCTAGACATTCTCGTTTATCAGCAAAGAGTAAATCAGAAGCCACTGTAATAGCAGCTTCTGGAGTAATAGGGTAATAATTTTCAGGTAGATCAGACACGTCTATAAAATCGAGGATTATAATCTCCTTCCCAATTCAATGAATGGAGGGTAGCTGGAGATGGGTGAGAAGCTTTAAGTTGTACAGTTAGGTTTGTATTACGTTCGTATGCAGGAATTGTATGGGTATATTCTGAGGATATAGGTAAGCTATTAGCATCATAACTACTCCATTCCTTAGATTCAAAAGTGTTTGTATAATCTGCTCTTCCTTTACGTTTAAGAGTAGTCTTGATAGTACCAGTCTCACCAAATGTGAAATGCAATCTATGGACAACTAAAGAAGCTTGGTTATCTGCCATCTGTCTATCGCCTGCAGATTTACTTGCAAAGATTGTTGGCAGTTCAACTAACCAATCAAATAGATATCCAAGAATCAAATTAGCTCCAGTCCAATCTCCATCTACTTCTAAATTACTACCATTGACAGTAACTAGACCATATCTACCAAGATCATCACCGGAGTTGTTATTATATAAAACTAACTGCTTACTACTATCATAACCAGTTGGTTTAGGGAATACAGTCTTTTTAGTTGTAGCATTATAGGTGTTAGAAGCTAAGGAGCTGACTGTAGAGTGGTTATCTAGATGAATAGAGTAAGTACCTATACTTGTTGTATTAGTTTGTTTCTTAACGTCAAATGCTTGTAATACATAATTACTTCCATTCTTCAAAACAGCATAATATACATCATCTAAAATTACATGATGGGTCAAAGTACCTGAGAGTTCCCATCTAAACCATGCAGATTGAATACGTTTTTCACCTGTATCATAAAATCGATATCCCCAAACTTCACTAGATCCAAGTTCACCAAATAAAAGTATTTTGTTTTCTCTAGAAACAGTTGTATTGGTTATTCCAATTGGAAGTTTCTTAGATACAATTTTACTTTGTTCAACTACTGTTGGCTCACCTTGTCTCCTTGCATTTGATATTTCAAAGAATCTAGCATTCTTACCTGTACTATTTAAAAAACCATTTGTAATCCCTAGTGAAAATGGATTGGTTTTATGATTAAAATTATAAGAGGATAGGTAGTTTAACTTAGCTGTTTGCGGCGACAATGCATCACTATCAGTAGTCAACATAAACTGCTGATTTGAACTGTGTAGTAATAAACCATCATTAATTTCTATACCATCATAAAGCTTAGTGGGGAATGTAGAGCTTGCCTGTACATCTATAGGGTCATCTTGATTGACTACCATAGCGGTATTTGACCAGAAATTAAAGAAGTCATTTGTACGTGAAAGGATAGCATTCTCATCACTTAGTACAGTTAACCTATTTCTGAAATACAAAAGCTTACTAATTTTAAACCCAACAAAAGATGGTTTAGGGTTTGTTAAATCATCACCAACTGTTCTATCAATCCAAGCTGGTTTTGTTAATTCAAAGACACCATTAGAATAAGTCTGACTTGATCCACCATTTATTGCATAAGTTCCGGGTTCAATTCTAACAAGACTTACAGGTAATGTATCAGCATCAAAAGCTATTTCTAGTCCAGGTTTTGGACATTCAACCCATACACCAGTTCCAAATCTATCTGCTGTTTCTGTAGTAGATACGTTATCTACTTGGAATTTAAGATAATAATCATCCTCTTCTTCAGCACTATTAACAACTTTAACTACATAGTTATGTCTTCCATGTCTAGGTAATTCACCTGCACTATTAGCTTCTGATGTAGTAATACTCATCAAGGTGTTTTCAGGAGTAGTTATGTTGAATGCTGCAGATCTCTTAAGATGTAAGCAGTTACCAACAATCGTACTAGTAATACCATGACCTGAAATTGCATCTAAAGTTGCTTTCATGTCACCTAGAATTGCACCTGCAGTTGCTGCTTCTTCTGAGTTTGCAGGTGTTGCTGGTGGACGTACTGCAGCTAAATTTGCTCTAGAAGTGATTGAAGTATGGCTTTTAATAGTAACCGTACCACTAGCTCCTTTCTCTGTTGTATAGGAATCACTATCTCCCGTAGACCAACCTTCTCCACCAAAATGTAGTGTTACAAAGGTTTGATAAGAGTCATCGTAATTGGGGTGATTATTTGTACTGCCTCCTCCTTCAGCTATTGGTGTACAGCGAATATCTACTTCATATCTAAGATTTGTTTTACCACTAACTGTGCCTTGGTTAATAACTTCACGAGTCATTAACTCACACTTACCATCGTTATTATAACCACCGGGTGTACTAATACTTTCATCAATAGCTATAGAAGTAGCTCTAGTCTCAGTTATTGTTGATGTATTAGAAGGTTCATAAATATTCAATGCATATTGTTTACCATAGGATATTGTTTTTAATTCAACAATTGCTTCATGAACCTCAGCTGGTGACTTATCAGCAGCATCAGTTTTCATTGCTACTGTCTTAGTCCTATTAGTAAGGAAGGTATTATGGTTAATTGTAAGAGACTGGATATCTGTTGAATCTGTCCAACCAGTTAAGTAAGTACAAGCATTAGTACCTGGAACTGAAGCATAATCAACTGGTATAACAGCACCATCACTAGTTCTCCATATCTGAACAACTCCTGATGTATTAACATTTCCTATATATTGATTATCTGAATCTTCGTAAATATGAAACCAACTCAACGTACCACTATTAGGAGTGATAGCTGATACTAGTTTACCTCCCGGTCTTTTTATTAAACCATGAGTAACGTCTGGGAGGGCATTCTTTAAATCATTAACCTGTCCAGGGGATTTAAGTTCATCAGGTTGTTCAGATATACCTAAGACAAAGTTTGAAACCTTTTGTGTAACACCTGCCATATTATCTCCTTAATCCAATATAGGGTTTATAAGTATTGAATGATGACTCATGTGGATAACCTAAATAGTTATGATCACCTTGGTTACATTCATATTCCATACAGGCAGCTCTAGCATTTTCCTCTTGTGCATTTAGAAGTTGAACTAATTGAGGATTAGCTATCATCTGTGTGGCAGCTCTGCCTGCAGCTCTGTATGTTATTAGACGTTTGAATATAGAAGGTAGATCATCAAATTCAAATAGCCATACAATGTTGACATACTGATCATCAGTCCAAACATCTGTATGATTCACCTTGTCGTATAAACGACCATTTCTTTTAACTACATCAAAGAATTTATTTTCTCCATCTGATAAATCCATACGCAATGCATTAGTATCAAAGCTTATATACCCATCTGCGTCAGGTGATTTTTTAACATGGTCTTCTGTATTAAAAGACCAACCTTCATTTTGAATATCTATATTACTTTCTTTTAATAGGTTATATACAAAAGCTATTTCAGGGTTCTCGTAAGTATGTATACCATCAACTGTACTAACTGTTCCTAGTGTTGTAACTGGGGATTGTCCAATCGCTCCCAGTATTGTATTCACTGCGGATAGTTCGGTATCGGGATCAATAGTGGAGGGAGTCGAAGTCATAAGAATTATGAATAAAAAAAAGGGAGCCGAAGCTCCCCTTATATGAACAAAAAAATAAATTACCAGCTATGTGTGTTAGAGCCAGATGTTGCAGGAGCAGCACCAGCAATAAGTTCTACACAAGCAGCAGGGTTTAGATAATCAGCACCCATTGCGAGGCGACCTAAGATCACATCACCTTGGTAAACAACTGATACATCACCTGATGTTGTTTGGACTTGTGGTCCAATAGCTTCTACAACTGCAGCACCTTCTTTCTGGAAGATAAGTCCACAAGAGTGAGCAAATCTTTCATCAGTACCATAGTTGTTACGTGAACCATAGTTAGTTCCAGTTACAGCTTCGTCGTCGAGCATATCTTCGCCAACGAATGTACCTAGGTTTCCGGGTGAAGTTTCACCTACGTCACCGGCACCAGCTGTTCCGCCAAGTTGTGTTCCAAACTTACCGAAGAAAGGAATATTCATTGACTTGTAGATCTTAATGCCTGCAATTTCAATGACTCCTTGACCAGACTGTAAGGCAGTACCTTGTACGTCACGGTTGATTAGACCGTTAGATGATACGTTCTGGATAAGTGTGTAATACTGTCGTGGGTTAAGTACAGCTACTCTTCCTGCACCACTTACACCTTTCTCATCTAAAGCAGCTGCGGCATCATAGAATGCGTCCACGAGCTTCTCAGAATCGTATGCGTTGTTAGCTTGATCTGTAGTACCAACACGAATCTGGGATCCACCGGGTTCTACATATCCTGTCTTACTGATAGGAGAAGCAGCACGAGCACCACGAGTGATTGCACGGAAGATCTTTCTATCATATGTTTGAGCTAGAGCATAACCGATCTTACGAGAGATCTCACCACGTAACTCATAATGAGCAAGTGTTTCATCTAATTCATACACGAATGCAGAACTGATTAAGAGGTCATCACAAGTGACGGTTTTCTCTGCTACTGGAGGCGCATTCTCGTCGTTACCTAAGATGCTTTGGCCTGGAATATGATATTCCGCCTTGGTGCGACCCGTATAAATGAACTGCAATGATTTGCCGTTCTTAAGGGTTCTCTTGGTAACAAGGTCACGAGCAATTGCCTCATGCTGGAAGCCTTTGAAAAGCTCACCAGAGAAGATCTTTAAATATAGATCTCTGTTATTTGAAGCGTTATACGAGCCAGTATCTCCCTTACGACCTATAAAGGTCGGGTTTGAATTGGCTACGTTAGTTTGTTGTGCCATTGTTAAGGACTAAAAAAATATATACGTTTCTCAGCTGAAATTTTTCTCGAGTTTTTTTGTGGTCTATCCCACCGTCATGACGGCAAATAGGTATCCGCGTACGGGCTAAATGCCAAATTAGGAAGAGGTCCGACTCTGAGGTGCCTCTTCCCTATGAAATTGTAAGTGTGAGTATTCTATATAAACAAAAATGGATAACAGTAAAAATACCATTACCCATAATTCATTTAGCTTAGAAAGAAGGTTCGCCTTCTGGTTCTTCTTTTTCTTCTTCATCTACGCCTTTTGGTTGATATTCGCAAGGTGCTGTATCAACACGTTCGGGTTCTGGACTGAACCATGTGACGGATGCGGAGGGGTGTTTACTCTGTTGAGCCATTACTCCTCCTCCTTCTTCTCCTCTTCTTTAGGTGGCTCTTCCCACCTACGTGCTGGTCGTGTGTCTGCCATTAGTTAAAATGAATATTTGGCACCTATTTTTGTACCGTATGCTGTGTCAGCATCTTCATCAGTTTTGAATTTCAGCTCACCATAAATACCTAACTTCTCAGTAGCTGCGATATTAACACCGCCTTTACCTGAGAAATCTGTATTACCATCTACACCATCAGGTGCAGTGAATGCTGGACCACCTTGAATATAATATCCAAGCTGACCAACGTCCCCTTCCCATCCTATGTGTAGATCTGTTGTACGTGATGTGAAATCATTACCTGTGTAAGATGCGTTTGACTCGACGTTTGTATAGACGCCAGCCATTGCAGGAGTCGAAGCGAGAGTTGCCGCTAGGGCTAGTGCAATTTTTTTCATTAAAATAATTAAACTGTTTTTGTGTAAGTTACGCCGCGATACTTAAGTTTTACTGTCATTAGTAATCTCCAAGTACCAAGACCCCGTTCCATGCCTTGGTTTCATGCGTCCATAAAATTAATGGATGAACGGACGTGGCGTTAAGCGATTGGTCTGACTTCTTTAGCAGCTAAGTCGAGCGGGAAATTATGAGCATTTCTTTCATGCATAACTTCCATGCCTAAATTGGCGCGGTTGAGCACATCTGCCCAAGTTGGAATAATCTTTCCATTGGTGTCAACAACTGACTGATTGAAGTTAAAGCCGTTGAGATTAAAAGCCATGGTACTGACTCCCATACTGGTGAGCCATATGCCCACGACTGGGAAAACAGCAAGGAAGAAATGAAGAGCACGGCTATTATTAAAGCTGGCATATTGAAAAATTAACCTACCGAAGTAGCCATGAGCAGCGACGATGTTATACGTCTCCTCCTCTTGACCAAATTTATAACCATAGTTCTGCGATTCATTCTCAGTTGTTTCCCTAATAAGCGAGGAAGTAACGAGACTTCCGTGCATTGCAGAGAAAAGAGCACCGCCGAATACCCCAGCAACACCGAGCATGTGGAAAGGATGCATGAGGATATTATGTTCTGCTTGGAATACGAACATAAAATTGAAAGTACCACTAATGCCAAGAGGCATACCATCACTAAAACTCCCTTGACCAAATGGATATACAAGGAAGACAGCAAAGGCTGCTGATACAGGAGCTGAGTACGCAACTGGAATCCAAGGTCGTGCTCCTAATCTATAACTAAGTTCCCATTGGCGTCCCATG